AGCGTTCGCTCGATGGCGCGGACGGGATCGGCAACCTCGTCCTTTGCCATGGAGAATGCAACGGCAGGAAGACCAACGACACGCCGACCGGATGCGAGATGGTCGCTCTGCTGGCCGTGAACTGCCGCCTCGGCGTTCAACCGCAGCGGTTCTAGTGACCACCTACGGCCCCACAGACCCGATATGGGCGCTGCTGGCGGGGGCTTGCGGTTTGGCGCGGGGTATGTTGTAAAGGGCGGGCGGGCTGAGCGCGACTGCGACGAAGCGCTCTAGACCCGCCCTGACATTGGCTAGGAGCAGCCGCCGCTATGACTGATATACAATCCCCGACCGTGCCGCGCAAGCCTCTGCCTATGCGCGATGCTCAGATGGACGTGTCGAACTTCGCCGCATGGCTCGCCAAGAACGGCGCTGAGATCGGCATTCCGTCCAATCCCTATGAGGTAATCCGGTACAGGGCCTATCCCGAAGCCGGGGGGAAAGCCGAGACTCACATCGTTTACCGGAAGGAAAGCGGAGCGCTGACTTGGACCGGCGCGTCACAGTCGCACTATAGCCAGTTTGCGTCCGGCGAGGCCATCTATCCCGCCACGAAGCCTTACCAGCCCGACGCGCGAGGCGACACGCCCTTTCTGGTCACGTTCCCGGCCAAAGGCAAGGCTCCAACGCGAGCGAAGCTTCTGGAGCGCGACGGGGACAAATGCTGGTTTTGCGGCGACCCGATGGGCGACGACATCACCATTGAACATCTGGTCCCCAAGTCGGCAGGCGGGCGCAACATGGCAGCCAACTATGCGCTCGCCCATAAGCGGTGCAACCATCAGGCCGCCGACCTTCCACTAGTCGATAAGATCGAACTCCGTCAGCGGATGCGCTCGCAATTTCGGATGTTGGCCGGGTGAGCCTCAACGCGGCCACCATCGAAACGCTTATAGCGAAGGGTCTATCGGCCGCCGACATTCTTGATGTTGCGCGCGCTACAGAAGTGAAGGCTGACCCAACGAATGCTGTTCGGCAGGCTCGTCATCGCGCTCGCAAACGTAACGCCGTTACCGTAACGGATGCGCCTCCTATTGAAGATACTTCTTACCTATCCTCAGAAACCAAGGTTTCTTCGGAAGAAGACAATTCTGCGCGCGAGTCGAAACCGTTTCCCCGCCCAGAGTGGGCAGACCGCCAGCATTGGCGGGATTTCATGGCCAATCGGAAGCGACGGCGCATGACGAACTCGCCAACCGCCTACAAGCAATTCCTCGGCGACGTCGCCCGGCTGACCGATGACGAATGGCCGCCCGGTCGCCTTCTGGAACTCGCCGCCGGCAAGGGCTGGGGCTCGATCAACAAACCCGAACAGGACGCCCGAAATGGACATTCCCGACAACCCGCTTCTGGCCAAGGCACAAGGCCATCGCCCGCCCTCGAACTCTACAAGCGTGGTGCCCTTCGAGAGGCCGAGGAAGCGCGTCTCGGCCAAGACGGAGCGGCTGATTGGGGAGCTGGGGCTGAGATACCGCCCTTCGGTCCAAGCTGACCTAGAGGAGCATGCCGCGCAACTGGCGCTTCTCGCGGCCGACGTCGCCGATATCCCGCCCGATCTTCTGGAGAGAGCAATCCGCGACCATGCCGTGCGGAGCCCCTACCTTCCCAAGGCAAGCGAGTTGATCGCGCTGGCGCAGTCGTACATGCCGAAGCCGGGGAGGATGGACCAGCAAGCGATTTGCGACAGGGGAAACGCGGACCTGCTCACGATCCCTCGCTACGACATTCGCTGGTCTATCGGCGAGGACGGCAAGGCAGCGTTGGGCTGGATTTAGCCGCCACCTACTACGGAAAGCGGAAATGTATCTGAGTGAGCGCAACGCGAAATTCGAAGGAGGTGAGGTGGAAAAGCTCAAGGTGCTGTCGCTGTTCGCGGGAATCGGCGGATTCGATCTCGGCCTTGAGCGCACTGGCGGCTTTGAGACGGTCGCCTTCTGTGAGATAGACCCATTCTGCCAGCGCGTGCTGGCGAAGCATTGGCCAGGAGTGCCTTGCTATGACGATGTTCGAACTCTCACCGCCGAGCGTCTCTCCGCAGACGGAATTGCCGTCGATGTCATCTGTGGAGGGTTCCCGTGCCAGGACCTCGCCGTCTGCGGAAGGGGCAGCGGACTCACCGGCGAAAGAAGCGGACTTTGGTTCGAGTTTGCTCGTCTTATTCGCGAACTTCGACCTCGCTACGTCATCGTGGAAAACAGCCCAGAGATGCTTGCTGGATGGCTGGGCATCGTACTCGGGGCGTTGGCCGCGTGCGGGTATGATGCGGAGTGGGATTGCATACCAGCGGCCTCCCTTGGTGCCCCTCATCGGCGCGAAAGATTTTGGCTTGTTGCCTACGCCTCTGGCGACGGATTTTCGGGACCGAGGAGATTTCCTGATGCCCTCTGTGCAACGCCGGATGCGTTTGGGGAAGCAAATTGGCTTGTCGATGCATTTCAAGGGGACGCCATGCCCTATGTGTGTCGAAGGCATGATGGGCGTTCCCGCCAACTGGACCATGCCCGAAACCGCACCCTCGGAAACGCCGTAGCGCCTCAAATCCCAGAGTTGATCGGCCGCGCCATTCTCGATTGTGCCCGCGAAAGGAGTTGATCGGATGAGGGAGAAGCTAATCCAAGCGATGCGCGTGAACGTCTTTCACGCCATCCCACGCGAAGAGGCAGAGGCGGCTATCAACGCCATTCTCGACACACTCCGCGAGCCAGACAGGCCGATGCTTCAGGCGATGATGGCCAGCTTGGGCACTGAAGACCATCGGCCCCTTGGTCCAATGTGGCGCGCCGCAATCGACGTCGCAAAGAACGGCTCTTAACCACCCCATCCCAACATGCTACACCATAGCCAAGGAGGAGAATGAACATGAGCACCGGAGGATAACATGGGCCAGCGAACTTGCGCAATCTGCGGTTACGATGTCCCGACCAACGAGCTTCATCAGGCCAACAAGTGCATCCAATACCGGATAGAGAAGGCACTGGAGAAAGATCGGGCCGCGCGTCGATGACTAGGCCAGAGGAAAGATAACGATGGAACCCACCCTCGAACAGCAGATATCCACCTACCTCGCCGACAGCCTCCGCGAGGCCACAGGAACGGATTACATCTACAGCCGTTCAGGAGGCCACTGGAAGGGCCATGGAGCATTTCATCGGCTGGACCAAGGAGCACGGCACAATCGCCGACCTGTCCGCAGGGCTGGGGATTCTCATTCGCATGGCGGCTTTGAACGATGAGGAGTTCAAGGCTCCGGAACAACCGTCTTGATGACGCATCCGAAACCGTGTACCTGAGCAACCGAGCGATAGACACGGGGCTCCGACAAGACAGTGCCACTTCTCAAGAACCTGCGCCATGAGCGCTTTGCGCAGGAGCTGGCGAATGGCAAGACGGCCGCTGAAGCGTATGCTATCGCAGGCTATGAAGCCCATGACGGTAACGCCTCCCGCCTGAGAGGCGATGAGAGGGTCCGGGCCCGCGTCGAGCAACTCCTAGAAGCCGCAGCCTTACGAGTTGAGATCAGCCAATCGCGCGTGCTGGCCGAGCTTGCCAAAATAGGCTTCTCCGACATCCGCCGCGTCGTTGCGTGGCATTCTCAGGCCAATGTCGCGCTAATCGACAACGACGCCGACACCGAGGCCCTGATCGAGGAAGGCGAGCTTCGTTTCGCGGTTCAGAACCAGATCGAGCTTCTTTCGAGCAACGATATCGACGAGGACACGGCTGCGGCGATCTCTGAGGTCAGCATGACCGAGAAGGGCACGATCAAGGTCAAGCTCCACGACAAGCGAGGCGCTCTGGTGGACATCGCTCGTCACCTTGGGATGTTCAACGACAAGCTGCAGCTCTCTGGAGATTTGACCGTCGTCATCAACAAGCCCCATGCGGATTGAGCTTCCCAACAAATGGGAGCCGAGAGACTATCAGTCTCCGCTCTGGTCGTATCTCCATGGCGGAGGAAGGCGAGCAATCGCGATATGGCCGCGCCGGCACGGCAAGGACGATGTGAGCCTGCACTATACTGCCTGCGCCGCCCATGAGCGGGTAGGCGTGTACTGGCACCTCCTTCCTCAACATAATCAGGCCCGCAAGGCGATATGGGACGCGGTCAACCCCCATACGGGCCTGAGGCGAATCGACGACGCCTTTCCCGTCGCGCTAAGGGAAACGACCCGCGAGCAGGACATGCTCATCCGCCTTCGCTGTGGTTCGACGTGGCAGGTGATCGGATCGGACAATTACGACGCCTTGGTTGGAACGCCGCCTATCGGAGTCGTCTTCTCGGAGTGGGCCCTGTCCAATCCTCAGGCATGGTCGCTGATCCGCCCTATCTTGGCGGAGAATGGGGGCTGGGCGATCTTCATCACTACGCCCCGCGGCAGGAATCACGCGTTCCGCATGTTTGATATGGCAAGAGGCCACGACGACTGGTTCGGTCAGTATCTGACGTCTGAGGATACGGACGTCTTTTCCGAAGAAACGTTGGCGAACGAACTGGCCGAGCTTATTGCCGAACGAGGGGTCGAAGACGGCGAGGCGATATTCCAGCAGGAATATATGTGCTCTTGGAACGCAGCGCTTCCAGGAGCCTATTACGCCCGCGTCATGGATCGGCTCGAGCGCGACGGCCAACTTACCAAGGTCGTCTGGAACCCCGCCCGGCAGGTTCATACCGCATGGGACTTGGGGGCCTCGGATCAGACCGTGGTGTGGTTCATCCAATGGGCAGGGACGGGATGGGCCGTGATCGACTATCTCTCAGGGTCAGGCCATGGCCCGGATCACTACGCCAAGGCTCTTCTCGAAAAGCCCTATATCTACGGGGAGCATCTCCTGCCCCATGACGCGGCGAACAAGGAGAAGTCTCTTCCCAACGCCGCGACGATAGCGCAGACCTATCGCGATTTGGGGCTGAAGAACGTGCGGGTCATTCCTCGCACCTCCAACGTAGCCAACGACATCAACGAGGTCCGCAAGCTACTTCCGATCTGCTGGTTCGACGCGGAGAAGTGCAAGGAGGGGATTGACGCCCTCAGGGCTTATAGGAGAGAGTGGGACGAGAAAAACCGCTGCTATCGCGACCACCCGTTGCACGACTGGGCCTCCGATCCGTCAGATGCCCTGAGGACTTTCGCAATGGGCATGCCTCGCGAGCAGTATGAGGACAACGACAATTACGAGCTTGAGGACGAAGCCGGGCGTTCGGCGATTGGGGGGTATTGATGAAGCCGGAAATGGCACAGCGGCGGCTCGACATCTTGGAGTGGCTGGCCAAGCGTCCAAGGCCAGTCCTGTTCTCCGAGGCCGAGAATGAGCTTGGCCTATGCTTTGTCGACGAGGCATTTCGAGGCCTGATCAGGGATGGTGTGATAGCCGCGGTTTTCCCCGACTCGCGCCCTGGCGACAGCGGGCTTCAATATTGGGATTTCTCCAACAGGGCAGCGCGCAATGGCTGAAACCGCCCTCGCCCTTGAACAACCCGAAGCTGTCGAGCCCGATGGCCTCACGCTCGCCGACATCCTTGAGCCCGGCGTCAACCTCGCCGAGCTTCTGAGCGAGGAGGAGCGCAACAGGATCGGTCAGCGCGTCATCCGCGACGTTAAGATAGATGAGGAGTCGCGCAAGGACTGGCTCGCTCGCTACAGGCGCTGGCTTGACATGGCGATGCAGGTTCGCCAACAGAAGAATTTCCCGTGGCCCAATGCCTCAAATGTCAAGTTCCCGCTGCTTTCGGTTAGCGCTGTCCAGTTTCAGGCTCGCGCCTATCCCGCGATTGTCGATGGATCGAACCTCGTCAAGGGGCGCGTCCTAGGCCCTGACCCAGATGGAAAGAAGCGTGACCGCGCCGACCGCATGGGCCAGCATATGTCGTGGCAGCTGCTCTATAAGATGCCGGGGTGGGAAGAGGAAACAGACAAGCTTTTACTGATAGAGCCCATCTGCGGCACGGTCATGCGCAAGACCTATTACGACGCTATCGCCAACGCGAACCGTTCGGACATGGTGACGGGCGAGGATTTCGTCATCAACTATTGGGCAAAGTCGCTCGATTCCGCTCCTCGGTACACGCATATCCTCCATTATTATCCTCACGAGGTCAAAGAGAAGGTAGCGGCCGGCCTCTGGCTGGACGTTCGCGTAGAGGGAGAGCCCAAGGACGCTGAAGACGAAGATGCCCTGGTCGATTTCTACGAGCAGCACCGCTACATCGATCTGGACGAAGACGGTCATCCGGAGCCTTACGTCGTCACTACCAACAAGGCCGGGCAGGTGGCAAGGATCGTCCCGTGCTTCGGCGCAGATGAAGTGACGGTTCTCGACACGCAGAGCAAGAAGCCCTCGAAGCTCACCGACATTTTCGGCGACGGGCAGGACGAGACAGCGGTTGATCGCATCGGAGCGATGGTTCGCATCGAGCGCCGCCAGTATTTCACCAAATACGGGTTCATCCCCGCTCCGGACGGGAGTTTCTACGACATCGGCTTCGGCTCGCTTCTGGAGGATTTGACCGCCAGCATCGACACAAGCATCAACCAGATGCTGGACGCGGGATCGTTGCAGAATGCGGGAGGGGGCTTCCTCGGCTCTGGAGTCAATATCCGCGGCGGAACCGTCACGACTCGATTGGGCGAGTGGAAGCGCATCGACGTGACCTCGGGAACGTTGAGAGACAACATTTTCAGGATGGAGCACCCCGGCCCGTCTGCCGTGCTGTTCAGCCTCCTTGGGATGCTCGTTGAGGCAGCGAAGGAGATCACCTCCGTCCAAGATGTCATGACGGGCGAAGGGACCGCAAACCAGCCCGCCACTACAACATTGGCCCTGATCGAGCAGGGTCACAAGGTCATGACGGCGATCTTCAAGCGCATCCATCGCGCGTTCGGGAATGAGCTTCGCATCCTCCGCAGGCTCAACCGGGATTATCTCGACGAGGAAGAGTATTTCCAACTCAATGACAGCCCCGAGCCCGAGCAGGATGAGAACGGCCAGCCCATCCCTCAAGAGCCTGTTCGCGTGGGCCGGGAGGACTATCAGGACGCCGATCTAGACGTTGTCCCCGTCTCCGATCCTTCAATGGCTTCGGACATGCACAAGATGGCTCGCTCCGAGGCTGAGTGGACGAGCTTCAACGGCGATCCTCTCGTGAACCAGCTTGAGCTTCGCCGCCGCCGCATGGAGACGCTTGGAGTTCGTGACATCAAGAAGATGCTGGAGGTTCCGCCGCCCGCCCCCGATCCGAAGGTGCTGGAGCTTGGCGCGAAGCTCGCACTGGAGAAGGAAAAGACCGGAGCCGCGGTGAGGTCTTCGGATGCCAAGGCCGCAGAGCTTCTAACCGCAGCCGCCGAAAGGCTGGCGCTGCTGGGCCTTCTTGACGAGGCTGCCGCATTGGCCGGTGCCGCAACCGAGCTTGGTGGAGACATAGATGACGATTCTGAACGAGGAGGAGTTCCAGCGATGGAGGGACAACCCCCTGACGCGGGAGTTCCTGAGCCTGCTCCTGAAGCGGCACCAGGACTTGAAGGACCGATGGGGGGAGGGGGTAGCGCTCTCCCCGGAGCAGCAGGCGCAGGCGGTGACCTTGGGCAAGCTGGCGGCGATCAGGTTTGAGGATGTTCAGGAACTGGCGGGGATTGAGGTGAGCGATGGACCTGAGTAATTATCCGACCCTCCGTGCGGCGGAGGCGCACATTCGACAGCCAATAGAATGCGCGGGCGAGTCGGCGCTTAACACCTCCGGTTTCGAGCCCTTGGACCTTCGCGTTCTCATCCTGCCAGACCCTGCCGAGAAGGTAACGGCCGGCGGCATTATCATCCCCGAGGTTCACGCCGAGCGCAAGCAGATGGCGATGACGTTCGGAACGCTCGTTGCTGTTGGTGAGAATGCGTGGGAAGAGGCGGTTTCGCGATCACCCGCCTTCAGGCGCCCCATGCCAGGCGACCGCATCGTCTTCGCCAAATACGGCGGTATCGAGATCAAGGGCCGTGACGGGCGGGAATACCGCCTCATGAACGATGAAGACGTGATCGGCCGCGTCACAGAGGAGAGTTAGAATGGCGACGCAGTTGCAAGACGTGCCCGACGCGATTGAAACGCCAGATGGCGGTGATACTCAGGCGGGCGAGCGTGAT